TAGCACAGGCGACAATGCCGCATTTATTTGGGACGAATCAGCAGATGCTTTTGTACTAGGTACAACCACAGCAACAGGCGCAAGCACAGGTGACCTGACAGTATCACAAGTAGGTTTACACGCTGGCAGTATTACAATCAACAGTGCGTACACTTTCCCTACTAGTGATGGTAGTGCAAACCAAGTACTACAAACAAATGGTAGCGGCACACTTAGTTTTGCTGACGCAAGTGGTGGTGGCGATGTTGTAGAAGACACAACTCCACAGTTAGGTGGCGACCTGGATGTAAACGGACAAAAAATCACAAGTGCTTCAAATGGGCATATTGAAATTACACCTAACGGAACAGGCAACGTGGGCATTGGTACTACTAGTCCTGCTAGAAATTTACAAATCTCAGATTCTGGAACACCGGCAATTCGCCTTGAAGACACTGGTGGCACAAACCAATACGCTGAACTTTTAATAAGCGGTAGCACTACTATTTTGCAAGCCAGAAACGACACAGCCGATGGGAGTATAGTTTTTAGAGGTCTTGGCGGTGGGTCTGCCACAGAACACATGCGCATCGACTCTGATGGTGATTTTCTCATTGGCACAACCACTAGTAGTGGCGCACTAACAATTGAAGCAGACAGTAGCACCACAAACAATCGTGCATTACATCTAACAATTACAGACGATGACCCAACTGCTACAACAACCGCCTCATATATTGATTACAACGTAACAGGTGCAACTGCTACAGGTACAGACACGAATCATATAGCACTGAGAGTTGATACCGATTCTAGTGCTACAGGTGGTGACACCACTGACGAACATAGAATATTCGGCATCTACAACTCAGTAGATGTAAGTGGAGACTCTGACCTAGTGTACGGTCTCTACAACGATATGAGGGTTAGTCATAATACAGAGACAATATCTACTTTGTATGGAACTTATAACCTGCTAGAATCAGACAACAGTGGCGGAATTGTTACCACAGCGGCAGCAAACAGAAATTTAATGTACGTAAATGGCACAGGCAGTACAGCCACTGCGTATGCTAATTATAACTTTACTCTTTTACAAGATCCATCCACTGTTACAAATGCATACGGTAGTTACAATGAGGTAGAGTTAGACACCAATTCGACTGTAACCACTGTGTATGGAGTTCGTTCCATCATTGATGAAGATGGTGGATCTTCGACAAATGAATACTTGTTTCACGGGCAGTATTCAGGCACACCAAGCGGATCAGGTTACGGTTTGTACATTACAGGTGAGTCTAATAATTATTTCAGTGCTAATGTAACAGCGAGTCACTTTGTAGGTACTGCTACAGAAGCACTATATGCTGACTTGGCTGAGAAATATGTCGCTGACAAGGATTACGAGCCTGGGTCTATTATGGTAATTGGCGGAGACAAAGAAGTCACTGCTAGTAGCAGTTATATGGATCCCACAGTGGCAGGCGTAGTGAGTACGAATCCTGCATTTTTAATGAACAAAGATCTTACAGCAGAACATGTTGTTGACCTAGCACTAACAGGGCGTGTCCCTTGTAAGGTGCATGGAATTATCAAACGAGGAGACATGATTGTTTCTGGCAACATAGCAGGTGTTGGTACATCGTGTACTGACCCAAAATTTGGAACAGTAGTCGGCAAAGCATTGGAAAATTACAATTCAAAAGAAGTGGGTATAATCGAAGTTATAGCAGGTAGGCTCTAGCAATTCTAATAAATACACTATATATAATAACACGGAGCTAACAAATGCAAAATTTTTACCAACGTCTACGAACCACATACACCGGCGAAGAAATCAACGCCACAGCCACATACGAAAATGGGTCATGGACCTACGACACAGAAACAATCGAGCCAACTATACTAGATAATGATAGAACTGGCAAACAAGCAGTAGTACTGGGTAACGGGGCGAGTCGGAACGATTTTGATATTAATTATATATTTAAACAACCAAAGTTGCAAACTTATGGTTGCAATGCAATACACAGAGACGCACATTACGATGTAGACTTTTTGGTAATCAACAATGATAAAATTGCACAAGAACTTGTAGTGTCCGGTGGCGCATCCAGAAAGATTGTTTACGCAAATTCAGACCAAATCTTTGAACACCCTGGGGTATTTTACTTAATGCCACAAGACCCACAGTGGAATGCAGGCGCCATGGCAGCATACATGGCCGCATTTGACGGGCATAAGCAGGTTTATCTAGTAGGATTTGACGGACAAGACACACATGGCAACAACAATAATGTCTACACTGGAACCAATGCATATCAAATCGAAGATACAGTGGTTACTGATGATTTCTATGGTCTTGCACTTAAAACACTAATGCAAGCGTACCCGTTAGTAGAGTTCGTTCATGTAAATCAAACTGGTAAAGGCAACATACCTAGTGCGTGGAAAGAGTGTCCTAACTTCCGCAGGATTAGTTTTCATCAATTGGTATTAGAGTGTGATCTGTAAAGATTGCCTCCATTATCTTTAATTTTTCCAGTATCACCTTAAAACTAAAAGTACGCCAAACACCCGGATGCAAAGGCTTCGGGTGATCGGCTATGCTGGTCCAAGCATATCCTCTGTGTTCGTCGTTTAGTGTTGGTACAAACTCTTCTTCTACTGGTATCAAGTACGTGTGATATTCAAATTGGTTAGAATCGTTTGTAAATTTCTCCATTGGAATTATCTTGCTATAGGTAATAGGACCTATTTCTTCGACTATCTCTCTTGACAATGCTTCAATCGGTGATTCCTTACCTTCAACACGACCGCCTACTAATCCCCACGTGCCTGCGTGTCGCTTGCGATTGCGTAGTAAAAATAAGTATCTATGTGTTGATTTGCTGTAAACTAATGCACCACAGCCTATATAGCCAGACTCCACTCACCACCTCGATATAAACCTTCAACGCTCTTGACCCATGTTGTTCCGGTCCAGCGATATTGAACACCGGTATTTGTATTGGTTACATATTCCGTATCTGTAACTTCACCGCTATCAAATACAACAATCCATCTTGTTCCGTTGTATTCTATTATGTCATTTGCAACAGCAACCACGTCGCCCCATACACTTGTGTTTACATTGTCGTCTGCTCCAATGTGATCAGTGAGCAGGTAACGTGTTCCGGTAGTAGGGCTTGTTAAACTACTATCCACGGTAATGTTAATTGGATTAATAATTTTATCCACAGCCGTTAATGTGTTTAGCGGCATAGTATCTTCTGTGGGCGTAAACAACAGTATGGTTGGATCTGTTGGGTGATATGCAATCTGCCCTATTAATTCATTACCAGTTTCCAACTCCAATCTTATTTCTGTAGTACCCGTAACTAGTGTGCCGTATACTCCAATCAGTGCTTCCCAAGTTTCTTTTGTTGGTGCAACCTTGGTTATAACACCGGATTCACTTACAACCTCTTCTGGCTTAACCAGTTTCATTTGATTTCCGGTATAGTAAACACCATACTCCAATGGCGTGACTCTTGTACGAGCAACAAGGTTACTCAATATAGTGTCTTCGCTAAACTCTCCTTGCTCATCGTACACGCTACCAATAAATTTTTGTATTACACCAAGACGCTTGACCTTAGCAGGACTGCTAATCCAAATTGGCATATCAAATGACAGTGTAGCAATATCAATACTTTCATCTGCGTTCATAGGCACAGTTCGTGAACTCCAGGAAACATCAGTCAGTTGAACAAAAGTTAAACTGGTCCAATCTATGTAGTTGTCTGTTGATTGTATTTCGAAACTTGGATTAAACAGTGTTGCAATCTGCTCAATGATCTGCATTTTTTGTTCTGTNTTACTGGTCCAAACATCTAGTTTAACTTGTAACTTATAAGGAACAGGCATCAATCGTTCAACTGTATAGCTATCGCCCTGTTGATCAGTATAGGTTCCTGTTTCAGCATCGTAATGCCTTTCACGTAGGTTCATTTTACCTATGTGGGTTGGATCTTGCATTCTATTTTGTTCGTAGTTGAATGCGCCAATGTAAGCACTCATAGCTGGTACGCCGTTGAGAGCGTTTTCGCTATTGTTGCGCAATATAGTAGCGGCTTGTCTACTTTGATCTCCGTAGTATATAGGAACAGTTTGTAGAGTTTTAACACCGTCTGCATTTTTACCAAACTCAACTTGGAATCCGCTGAGTATTCTCATAAACTGCACTAGGAATCTACGTATTTGTCCATCGTAAAAAAATTGTTGAGCCATTAATTATCTGCCTTAGCCTTTAATGCATCACTAAGACTTTGTCTTACT